AACTCAGACATATAATCAACCGACCTTTCAAGTGGGATAGTAGTCTATTATAGCATAGTGTTTTGCAAAAAGCAAAACTCTCCTATAAAATTTTAAAAACAGTTTTTTATTTTATGAAACAGGCATAGAAAAAGGGGAGAAGTATTTCATTCTCCCCTAAATCTATAGTTAAGTTACTTGATCAACTTAACTTTCTTCTTCTTTACGAACTTGTTGTACTGAGTTGCAAGAGCGTTAAAACGCTTTACAAGAGCAGCATACTTTGCTTCTGCCTCAGTTACCTTGCCATTTGCAACAGCAAGTTGTGCATCCTTTTCTGCTACAAGAGCAGCAAGATCAACGATCTTCAACTCGCCACGGACAAAGCCCACAGGAGCAGCAAGACCAGTTACAGCAGTTGCTACAGTAGCAGTTGCAATTAGGTCATACTTACCTACGGCTAGGCCAGTCAGCTCTCTGGTTGCAACACCAGTAGCATCTGAAGTGATTGAGTAAGTGTTGCTTGCATTTGAACTTACAACCTGAAGTGCAACAACAGAGCCTGATACAACGTTACCAAATACGTCAGTTCCAGTAACAGATACCTTTGCTGTAGTTCCTAGAGCAGCAGTTGGTGCATCAACCTTGATTGTGTTAAGAGCACCAGCGGTTCCCTTTACGAAGTAGGTTGTTGTAACGCCATCAGCGGTAACTGCAACAGAGCCAGTCTTTGTAGTCTTTGTGAATACAAATAGGTCTGCAGTAGTTCCAGTTCCTGTGGCAATGTTTACGGTTGCTGTGCCCGATGCAGAAGTTGCATTGGTTAGCGAAGTTAGCAATACAGCATCAACTGCGGTTGCAGTTACGTTTGTTCCTGCAGCAACGCTTGTAAGAGCAATCTTCAAAGTGTTGGTTGCGTTTACAACGTCATTTGCTGGTACTGCTAGTGATACTGCGTTAGCAGCAGTGGTTGGTGCAGTAGTTACTGCAACATTGTTAACAGTTAGTGCTGTGGTTGCAGCATTTGCTGGTAGTGCCAACAGCGAAGTGGTGGCAAGTGCTACTGCAGTGGCAATAGCAATTAGTGGCTTCTTAAATGAAGTCATGTTTATTTCTCCTTATATTGTTAGATTAGATCAAATCTAGCCAAGTATTCTTTAACCTCTTTTGGCATAGGTTTATATTGTATCACGTTATCCTTGTTGTTGTCAACAGTGGATTTTGGCCTGTCTCTAAAGGTGTGAATTTCTACCTCCAGATTTTGGTCCTTTGAGGTGTGTGATATTGCCCCAAAGATTGCACCACAGACAGCGTCTGCCAAGTCCTTAGAAGACTTGCGAGGGTGGTCAACTCTATTTTGCTTAACAATCTTAAGTTCGATTAGTTCTTCGAATAGTAAGTCAATTGCTGGCATTACCAATCGATCTTCATAAACTAGCATAGCCATATCTTCGTAGTGTTTCTTTGCAACGGAAACAGTTTCAGTTCTCATGCCTACCTGCTTCAATTCGTTCTGGATATCAAATGACTGCCAGCGGTCAAATGAGACCATGCCGATATTAAAGCCCAGCCTTCTTAGGTTTTGAATCCATTGCTTGACTTCTGACAGGTTTACTGGACCTTCTACTTTTGGTTCCCACCAGGCTACCGCATCGACTACGACGATTGGCATGACTTGTTGGTAATCTCTACCAATCTGAATATTGACCCACTTGTCTACGTGAGCAATGGCTACCGCACACTTGTCGTGCTTCTGTGCAAGGTCAGCGTGAACGAAATAAGTTTTGTCTGGATCTGGCTTAAACGATTCGTCAAATCTTCTGTTAGTGTCTAGAGGGTTACGAATGCTCATAGCCTCACGAATCTTGTCTTCTTGTCTAAAGAATCTGTCAGACGAGAAGGTGGGAACACAGGCAAAGCGTTGCATAGCGTCACCCATGTCTGTAAAGAATGCCAGCTTGAAATCGTCAATCTTGCGAGTTGGATTAACTACCCAAGTAGGACGCTTAAGGGCAAACATTCCTGGATACTTGTATGAAACAATTGTGTCTTCATCCCATTCGATATCAAGGTAGTTTCCCTCCTGATCTTCTGGCAGTTCTGGGTTCATAACAAATCTGTGTTTTCTTGTTACAACTTCTTTGTCTGCAATAACTGCATCGTATCTTTGTGAGATAAAGTCTCCTGGATAACGAGGGAAAGATAGTAGGGCTACCTTGCCCAAGTCTGGAAAGCGAGAGTCTACAGAGGCACGGAAAGCCTTATAGATGTTGTCTGCAGTCTTACCCTGGTCATTACCAGTGCTAACCTCTGAGGCAAATCCAGATATCTCGTCAAGTACTGCGAGAATAAGGTTAAGACCCTCGTGAGACTCACGCTCAGAGTGTCCAGAGTAAACCGTGATTGCATGGTCAAACTCAATGCTGTCTGCCTTTGCGTAGAATCTGCCAGCAAACCATGGTGACTTTTCGATCTTGGTTTTAAAGCCTTTGAAGAAAACGTTCTTGGCCTGCTGTGCGTTAATAGCAACGTTAATGATATCGATGGCATCGCCAGATGGCTTGCCAAAGTATCTTGCAGGATCTTTAAGGCAAAGTAGTTTGTATACGATATATGCACAAGCAACCGTAGATGTAAAGTCCTTACCACTACCCTTACCAAGCTGTAGGATGACTTCGTTCTTTGTGTACTTGTTGTAATACCTGCGACCTTCGGTATCCCCCATTAGTTCAACAAGGTCTTCTAGTTTATAGATTTGTGACATGGCCTCAACGATGTCATACTGAACCTGTGATAGTGGTGGCTGTCCTAGATACGCTTCGCCCTCAACGAATGTCTTAGCGTCTACAGGACGCTCTGCAAAGTTGTCGGACTTAAGTGCATCTAAGAAATCATCAAACATCGCTATTGACCACCACGGTAATTACTTCTTTATCTTTAGATGCATCAGATAGTCTACGCATAATCTTGTCTCGTACCTCTGGATGCTCTGCAGCGATATCCTTTAGAATACCCACCAAGATTTCCTGACGGTTCTCAATGGCGATCATCTCTTCTGCAAGTTCCTTGTTCTCAAGCAGACCTGCCTTCTGTAGCATATCGATACGCTTGGACTCAAGGTCCATGACCAGTTTGATACCAGCGGTCTTTGCACCAAGGTTAGCAACGGTGGTTGCTTCATCAATAACCTCGTATGCTTTGCTAATTAGTTTTGTGTAGTGCGTGTCTGCACCAACCAAGGCCTCTTTAGCACGAGCACGAATAGCAGCATTATCTGCAGCCATGGCTCTCCACTCATTAATATAGGCGACAACCTTTTGGCGTGGCATAGCCAACTCTTTAGAAATCTGGGTAGGCTCGTTACCTGCCAGATACTTTTCAACAACCTTGTTTACTTCATCAAGGTGTTCTACTGTTAGATCTTCAAACGACACGTTTTGCTCTCTTTCGTTTAACTGGCACTCTCTTTACACGCTCAAGATAGAATGAACGCATTCCTCCTGCAACGCCACGATCAAGCTCTAGGCAATCTACCCACTGCACACCAGTTTCTGTGTTAGTTACAAAGGCCGAGAATCGAAACTTAATTCCATGCTCACCCTGTATCTTAATTATATCACCCTGAGCAATTTCAAATCCATCAACGATTACCGTCGATTCTTTGTGAAACTTGGTTGGTGGCAGGATGGAGGATTTTCTCTGACGCATTATACTGTCTTCTCAATTCTTGTTCTCTTCAAACACTTTTTACAATTAGTGTATGTCATTTCGGTAAATGGGCAGGATGCCGAATAGGTTTCTTCGTGCTTGCATCCAATTCTTGCTAGGTAGCCCTTAGCAACTTTAATAAAGTGCTTTGTGTATTTCATCGTCTTGACTTTCTTAGTCCAAACTTAGCAAGATAAACATAGATAGTTTCCACACTTGTCCCACATTCTTTTGCAATTTCTTCTGGAGTTTTCTTGTCCAGATGGTAGCGTTTCTTTAGCCACACTTCACTAGTATACAGTTTTGCCATTTACTTGTCAATCTTTCCCCAGTTGTTGATAGCATAGTGACCAATGCCAACCGCATCTGCTACGTCATCGTCCTGGATGTTCTTATCATAGTAGGTATTGATAAACTTAATTGTTCTTTGCTTGCGAATCTCTCTAGACTTGTTCTGATACCAGTTCTTAGACTTGCCAGGAAACTCTGTCATCAGATCTTGCTTTTCCTTTGCTGTGAGCTTATTGTTACCAATAAAGCTTTGCCAAGTAATAGGGTTTATAGAGCCTGCTGTCCTAATACCTGCCAACTTAGCAGCACCAAGAAGTGCACCCTGAATCAGGGCAAGATCAGAAGCAGTCTTTGGACTGTTGATGAAGACAGTGTGCTCAATAACAATTGCGTCAATCTCAAAGTGTTTAAGAAAAGGCAAAGTTTTGACTGCAGCGTCTCCGAGTTTTTGGTATGCATTGTTTCCATCGAATTTAATCTTTCCATATCTTACTAAGGTTTTATCAGAAAAGATAGCAAAAGCAAGGCTATTAGTGCTAGCATCAATGGCAAGAATATTTTTGGGTTTCGCATTTGCTTTAACCACTCCTATCATTTGTTATCCTTTAGTTTCTTGATTTCCCTTAGAGCCTTGGTGACTTCTGATGGATCAATAACACATTTTTGGCACAGCAGTTCATCGTTATACATAGAAAGCTGTGTGTCACAAGACCTGCATTTTCTAGGCTTGTTATACCTTTTTGCTCTCCTAGTTATCTGATACCGTGCTGCAATTTTCTGTTTTGTTGCTGCATCTCTACATTCCGCAGAGCAGTATATCTGATAAGATATCTTAGTTTGGAATTGGTGGTCACACCATTCACAGTGTTTGTTCTTCATTTAACGGCTCCAAAGATCTAAGTTTTATCTCTCCAGAACCTGCTGCGTCACATGCCTGTCTAATCGGACATGTCTTGCAAATCTTCGAATTAGAGCGATAGTTCTTTGTTGGCAGGGTCTTATCTTCCCATGCCTTACGAACCTCTCGCATCCATCCAAATGTGTTCTCTACCCACTCATACATATATTGATTCAACTCAACAGGAAAGACTAGAAGTTCGTGATTGTTTTTGTTTTCATAAATCATTACTGCTTTGCTCTTGTTGAGAATCTTCATGTAGATAAGCAACTGGACCATGTGGCCTAGCTTTGGCTTACCTGCTGCTTTACGATACTCAAAAGCGTCGTTAGGCATTGTCTTGATCTCGCCAAGCAATTCGCTATCTTCCCAATTGAGCATTACGTCACCAAATCCAAAGATTGGTGGATCGTTATACGTAACCTTAAACTCTGAGTCTGCAAGAAGTCCTGGAACGTTTGACATGGCTTCCTGAATACGCTCGTGTGACTTTGTTCCTGCTGTCATGTTAGCAGCACCATAGGCATCTGCGTTGTCTTCAAATACTGCACCCTCAAATGCTAGGTACCAGTAACGAGGACACTCTCCGTGAGAGAATGCAATCGTAGACGGAGCAAATGAGTTTTTCTTGGTAAACTTTGCAACTCTTTTGACTGTGTAGCCAGAGTTGATCTTTTCAATCAGTGCTTCTTTGTCGATAAAGGATGGGCGTGAACTAGCTTTTTGCTCTAGCTTTTTTAGCATTACATCCTGTAGAAAATTCTTAGCCATAATAATTACCTAACAATATACTTTAGGGCAGACACAAGATCATTGATTGCCTCGTGTGCTGTAAAGTAGATGTTTTTCTTCTCTCTATTCCCCTTGTCAACGTTTACCATCCATGTTGCTTTGAAGGCCATCTTGGCTGCAATAGCCTGTAGACGGACAATCTCCACGGTTGCTACGTTAAGTGGGATATCTGGTTTAATGATTAGTTTTGCAATGAACGTAAGTGCCTCTGTCAGCTCTTCGTCATTCATGTAGTCAGAGATCTCGGCTAGGCCGTTGACCATCTCTAGTGTTGTTTTTTGCTGTTCCAAGTTTTATCCTTTTGTTATATCTATTATACACCATCGGACAGGATTTGTTCAAGTAGGGATAGTTCAATCACTGCCAATCTAGTTTTTGAACTACCATCGCCAATAACCACAACGATAGCAGGATCATTGTTATTTCGAATAGCATCCGTAACAGCCTTAGCCCATACGTCCTTATTGATGGTAAAAGACTTGCCAACTTCCTTGAAGTCAACGGTGAAGTTCTCCCAAGTAGCGTCCCCCTTGTGGGTTCCTCTGCCTGAGTTCTTGTGCTGTTTGGCACCAATACGCTTACTCTCGCTCTTCTCGCTCATAGTCTTTCTTGCTTCGTTTGGTATTTAGGTTTACTGAAGACATGTGCTTTTCTGGACACATCCAAGTTAGTTCTTTTGTGGCCTGATAAAAACGCATTGTCTTTACCTCAACCTTACAGACATGACAAAGAAACGTTCCCTGATAGATGTTATACTTCGCCATTTACTTTAGCCTTAATAGCATCCTGAAGATCAAGGTCTTCTCTTACACGGTTGACGAATGCCTCTCTACCCTGGACCTTTGAGCCATCAGGGAGGATGTACCAAGCACCTGTACGCTCTACAATGCCCATCATCTCTGCAGTGTCAACAAGGTCTCCCACGCTGTCAATGCCGATTAGAGGACCTCTGAAGTAGAAGTCGTATTCACCAGACTGGAATGCAGGCGATGTCTTTGAGAACTGAACTTCCCAACGAACCTTACGCCCAACCTTTTCTTCAATGAGTTTGTCACCGACAGCAATCTTGCCCTTGATGGCCTGGTTGTCTGATTCAGAACTGAATAGTTTGATAACTGTTGAACTGTAGAACTTTGTAGCCTGACCGCCTGATGGCTGCTGGCTGGTATACATAGCACTAATGTTATTACGAGATTGGCTGATCAGAACCAGCATGGTTGGCTTTACCTTGTTGTTAGCATAGTTAAGCATCTTCCATGCGTTGCTAAAGTCTCTAGACTCTGCACCAATCTGCTTGGTGTTTTCTAGTTCCTTGAGTTCGTCTGTACCCTTCTCAAAATAGATGGCAGGTAGTAGCGATGTGATAGAGTCAATGACGATAATGTCTACTCCTGCATTCATCAATGCAGTGCCCACGTCCACCATCTCGTTGATTGTACGAGCCTGAGATACGATTAGGTTCTCTGTATCTACCCCGAGCTGCTGTGCCCAGTCCTCTGAGTATGACATCTCAGCATCAATCCATGCACAGAGCTTTCCTTCTTGCTGGGCAAGAGCGATCATCTGTAGGCATAGTGATGACTTGGCAGATGACTTGCTGCCCCAAATAAGAACCTGTCTGCCCAGTGGCAAGCCACCAAACAGTGCACGGTTCAGACCGAAGCTGGGAGTCTTCTGAAACTCTGTTTTAAATCCTACTCCGTTAGACAGTCTTTTTCTAATCTTTGGGTCTAGCAGTGCTAGGGCTTCTTCCATAGTGGTCATTAAAACTTCACCCCATTGCGTTCTGGACGTGTGATGTTATAGCTTGTCTTCTTGTTAAAAGCAACCTGAAGGTCTTCATTCACATACTCGTGCTCACGCAAACCTGCGTATAGGTCTAGTGTGCGGATGACAATGTCAGCCATTTCGTCTGCAACATCTTCTGGGCCACGTGACTTTCTAATTGCCTCCATGACCTCAACCGCCTCTGACACGATCATCATCAACTGCTTGGTGATAAAGATATCTTTTTGTTCCTGCGTAGCATCGTCCATAATGGTCCAAAAACCTTTTTCTACCGCTACTTCGTGCACATCGTGTGCCATACTATCTAGTGTTCTATACATCGAATACATCCTCCATAATTGTTGTTCCGTCTTTGGTTTTGCCCAAAGAAAATTTGTATACTTTACCCTCGTCTATTTTCATATAGGCTTTTGAGAATGCCGTAGGGAATACTGTTACTGGGTGCAGGTCTCTGTTAGCATCTGCTAGGGTCAGCGATGCCATCTTCTTTCCTGCTTTGGTGACACGTGGCTTAAACGATATCACAAACATCTCTTCTTCCTTAAATGGAAGTTGGCGATAGTTTAGGAATCTGATCAATGCCGATTCGTTGCCCTTGATTTCGTCTGCAGGAATAGCAGTAACAATTCTGTTGTCGCTAGCAAGGATTAGATAAGTTCTACCAGCCTCAATAGCGGTCTGCTCTTCATCAAAGATGCCAACACTACCAGTCTTGTCTAGTATCTCTACACGACTCCAGCCTTTACCACGCTTGATTGTCTTGACCATTCCCATTAGAACGTAAGATCCTGTTTCCTCAAACTCTTCTACGTCATTTATAAAAGCGTAGTAGTGTTGTGGGATTGATACGTTGAATTCTGGTAGGTTGAGATACTCGTAAAGGTTCTCACGAATCTCTTCATCATTTCGTGGATTGTCTTCAAAGGTAGCAGCACCAATAAGACGAAGAGCCTGAAGAGCACGAGAGTTAACACCATTACCTTTACCAAAAGTAAACTCCTCAAGTTCCTTGTACGAAGCAAAAGGCCTAGCAGCAATATACTTGCTAGCAATGTTGTCTGAAATGAATTTGATTGCAGATAGTCCAAAGCGGATTCCCTTTCCTTCAATCTTAAAGTCAATGTCTGAGTCGTTTACGTGTGGCAAACGAACTGGAATACCCATACGCTTTGCCTCAATCAGATACTCGGTACGTGCATCCTTATCGCCCTCGTTCTTGAGCAATGAATACATAAACTCAATTGGATAGTAATACTTCAGCCATGCTGTCCAGTATGATAGCGTTGAGTATGCTACGGCGTGTGACTTGTTAAATGAGTACCCTGCGTGAGCCTCAAAGTCGTGCCATAGTTCTTCTGCGACTTCTGGGCGTAGGAAGTTAGAAGCACCCTTTACGAACCTGTCCTTAAACTGGTCGAACTCCTTTGCATCTTTCTTCTTACCAATGATCTTACGAACCTTGTCAGCCTCAGCCATCGACATACCACCGAGTTCTGTACAAGCCTGCATAACCTGTTCCTGATACAGAATGCATCCGTAGGTGTCTGCGGTAAAGGCCTTCATAACTTGGTGGTGGTAAGAGATGTTCTGCTTGCCGTGCTTACGAGCAATGTAGTCTTTACCAATAGTGTTCATAGCACCTGGACGAACTAGAGCGTTAGACGCTGCAAGCTCTGCAAAGTTCTTAACACCCATCTTGATTAGCAGGTTGGTGTATGGAGTTGCTTCACACTGGAAGACACCCTTAGTGTATCCGTCAGAAAGCATGGTGTAGATGTTCTTGTCTTCCATATTAATCTTGTGCAGATCAATCTTTTCGCCAGAACGCTCTTCGATAATCTTGACAGTATCCTGAATAACAGACAAGGTCTTTAGACCAAGTGCGTCAATCTTAATTAGACCAATACGCTCTGCTTCTTCCATGTCTACCGCTACAACTGGGATGCGATCCTTGCTACCTGGCGTTGTGCGAGTTTCTAGTGGAGCATACTTAAAAATAGGCTCCTTAGAGGTAACAACACCTGCAGCGTGAATACCAGTACCACGGATGCGACCTCGCAACTGTTCTCCATATAATTCAATCTCTGGGTACTTTGCACGGAAGTCTGCTGTCTGCTTTGAGTTGCAGTAGTCATCCCAGTCGTCAACAAGCTTTAGGACTTTGTTTACATCAGACAATGGAATGTTTAGCACACGTGCGATGTCACGAACCATGCCCTTACCCTTGAACTCAAGGAACGTGGCGATAGATGCAACGTGACGATACTGTCGAACTAGATAGTCCTTTACTTCTTCACGGCGGTTATCCTGAATATCGGTGTCGATATCTGGGAAGTCATTACGCTCTGGATTAATAAAGCGGAAGAATAGAAGTCCGTGTTGGATGGGGTCAATATCTGTAATGCCAAGTGCGTAGCAAAGCAGCGAACCAGCAGAAGATCCACGACCTGGTCCAACCATAATGTCTTCTTTCTTTGCCCAAGCAATCATGCTACGGACAACTAGGAAGTATGGGCCAAAGTTTTTAGCCTTGATAATCTCAAGCTCTTCATCTAGGCGGTCTAGATATTCCTGCTTGTCTGACAAGCCTTTCTGTGTAAGACCTTCCAAAGCCAAAATCTTTAGTTCTTCGTCTGGTCTTTGGTACTGCACTGGCAATAAGTCGGTGTAGTCTTGGATGTTGTAATCCTCAACCTTATCGACAATTTCAAGTGTGTTGTCGTACATGTCCTGACGTGTGATGCCCTGAGCACCCATAGCGTTGTGCATCTCTTCATCAGAAAGCAAGTGAATGTCAAACTTGTTAAATGACATCTGGCGGTCTGCACCATACAGATAGTCAAGCTTGTCCATTAGGTTTTCGTACTTCCTTGAACCCTCGTAGGTTGATTCTTTTTCAACCTTGTTTGAGTATGAGTTTAGGATTAGTTTGAGTTCCTGAATTTCTTTCTGAGACGGATCAGAGTGGTGACAGTCTGGAGTAACGATTGGCTTGATTCCGAATTCATCTGCAAGAGCGAGAATAGTTTCATTTACTTCCTTTGGATTGTGAGGCATTACCTCAATGTAATAATCATCGCCAAATGTAGCCTTAGCCCATTGCAAGTGTTCTTTTGCTACTGCAAGGTTTTCTGCTTCGATAGCCTTGGCAAGAAATCCAGACAAGCAACCAGAGGTGATGATTAGACCCTCTTTGTATTGTTCTAGAATAGCCCAGTCCATACGTGGCTTCTTGTAGAAACCTTCTGTCCAAGCCAACTCATTAAGTTTATTTAGATTCTCTAGACCCTTTGCATTCTTTGCAAGAATAATGAGGTGGTTGTAATTTAGGTCTAGTAAGTCGTTCTTCTCTTTCTTATCTTCATGGTCGTGACGATCCTTTGTGATGTACCCCTCAATTCCTAGAATTGGCTTGATACCTGCAGCCTTAGCAGCACGGTACATCTCACGATGTCCAGATAGAGAACCATGGTCTGTGATTGCAATCGCTGACATTCCTAGCGAGACGGCACGGTCCACGTATTCCTGTGGTGTTGCAATTCCGTCAAATAGTGAGTAGTGTGTGTGGACGTGTAGGCCAGCATAACTCATGTGTTTAATCCTTAATGTTAGAAGTATG